GATGCACTCATCAGCATCACAAGGCTCATCAATTTTAATTGTTTCATATTCCCAATACCCTCTTTCTATTCCTATTTTTATTAAGTTAAATACTCCAGCTTCTATTGCCTTTTGCAAAGCTATAGAACCCACCTCATTCTCAGCAACGCCTCCCTCTATTTCTACCAGTTCAGTACCGGCTTCTATAAAACGGAAGACATCCTGAGAAACGCTTGTGGAGACAATGCTTTTAGAAACTAAAGTTTCCACTAACACTTCTCCAGTTGACACAGAAACTAATCGTAATGATATAGTTACTACATCTTCTCGGTATTGTTTGCTTGTACCTATTCCTAAGTATCTAGCACCCATACCACCAGATTGAACATTGGTATCATAATTAATAACTCCACCTTGTATAAGCAATCCTGCAAATAACAAAGGTTGGAGCTTTTGGTCTTGCTCAAAATTCTCTCTGGTTGACCGGATTAGTTGTCGTTCTTTTGTAAGATTATCTAGTCCTACTCGTTCAACAACTCTAAAAAAATTACCACTAGCAGCATGTTTTAAAGCTCTTATTAATAATGCTTCAGGAGCTTGTGTAACTGCTGTACTAAATAAAGCAAAGCTACTATTACTTTTTCTTTGCCCTGTTAAATCTTGAAAGCTATCTCTATATACTGCTATTATTGGTTTTCTTTTAGCAGCAGGTACTTCAGCTAATGCAACTGATTGTAAGTCTAAAATATTGGCAGGTTCTGTATCTCTTGTTAAAGATAAATCTTTATTTTGATTTAAAACTGCACAGCCACTAAAAGGTAAAGCTACCAATAGGCAAAGAAATAGTCGTTGTATTTCCATCTGAATCCGTAATTTTCAAAGTTATTATTCCATCGACAACACTATACTCTATTGTATTGCCCTCTAAATTTAATACACCACTATCGCTAGGAGTTTCTCCAAATAAGTTTTCTACTAATTGTCTTGATAGCTGTGCATATATTCTAGACTCTAAGTTTCTTATAAACCTTGCAAGTGTTGTGTTTTCTTTGTCTCTTTTAATCTGGTCCTGTAAAGCTTTGAGTTCTTCTTTGATACTCATCTTTCTATTAAACTCTTGATTTTCTATAGTAAGATAATGTGCAGATGTTCCCATGCCACTAAAGCTAGGGTTTTTAAATTGATGTACTATTTCATCTGCAAATGCTTTATTAATTAATAACATAGATATAGCCATAAATCCTAATACAGATACTTGTACTACAGATGCTATTGTTATTTGTTTCATAGGATGCACATCTTCTATCATATCAATCTTTCCTTTGGTCTTTTTTTCCATCTGCTCTCGCTAATCTATCAACATCTACATGTATACCCATAGCAGTTCTTACCATAGAATCTATTCGTATCATGTCATTGTCCATTTGTCTTACTCTGTCTATTAATGCAACTATCATACTATGTTGCGTATCTAATTTTTTATGTACATCTGCTATTAAAGCATTAAATAATTTATATACCATCCAACCAGCAGCAATAGCAAAGGCTGCAGGAATACCTACAGACTCTAATATTGTCATAAAATCTCTAGTGTCCATTATCTTCCTTTTGCTAGACTACCACCAAAGTACATACCTATAATAGCTGATACTAAGTTGGTGTCAAGTTGTGTAATTACAAGACCCTGAAAAGTTATCCATTCAAACATTTCTCTACCGGCTCTAAACAAACCACCGGGATTCCATTGAGTGTAACCAACAGTAACACTTACATCTGGATAATAAACTGCTACAAGTTTAGGTAATAAAACAATAGCAAACACAGATGTTAAAGCTATAATTCTTCTTGTCCAAGCAAACCCTTTGTCTTTTAATCCATGGTCAAGTGATTGCTTTTTAGCTTTCATATCAAACTCACCACGAGTAATAAGAAGTTTTTGTGCTTCTGCTTTAGCCTTACGACTTTCAGCCCAAATACTCATCACACCACCAAGCACAGTTGATGCTAACATGGTTATTATTTCAAAAGGAAAACCCATTTATTTTCTTTTCCATCTTTTTTTAGCTAAGTTTATAGTTTTTTCATTATACTCTTGTTTTTTACTAGACAAAGTGTGATGTTCTTTCCCAAATAAATCAAAGGCACCTTGTCTTGCTTTATCTATACTATCGTAGTCAGTCTCATCCATAAAAAATATTGGAGCTAGAAAATTATCAGTTCCTTTTCTTTGAAACATATCAGCTAAAAATAACATATCTTGTTTTTTTTCTGTTAATATACTTGTATCATTATTTACTAAAGCTTTACCAAATATTTTTTCTGCTTCTTTTTTAGGAAAATATCTTCCTGCTCTATTAAAACCGGGGCGTACGCTACCAATTAGATATTGATAAAATCCTGATGCACTACTACCTAATATATTTGAACCTCTAGGTAAATTTTTATTTTTGCTTTCTATAAATTTTGTTTCATTTAGTAAAATTTTTATAATATTTTCCTTAGCTTGTTCATATGTTGTTTGTGCTGCTAACTCTTTATATTTAGGGTTTTGTGATAAACGATTATATTCTGGTAACAAAATACTATCTATAGTAACAAAATCTTCATCTGTAGCACCATGAAATACTTTTTCCATATTTTTAAATTTTTGTTCTGTTTTTATTTTAGTTGGGTCTGTTAAATCTTTAGATAAATAAGATGGAGTAGTCTCAGATAATCCAAACCTTCTTAGTTTTTCTGAAGTTAATGGACCACCTTGAGATAATCCAAGCCTATCTAATTGGTCAGAGTAAGGTAATCCTGTATTAGGGTCTTTTCTATCTGCAGGGTCTTCTTTAGTATTAGGAACATCAAATGTACCTGTTACTAAACCACCTGTAGAAAAAGTTTTAACTCCTTCTTTTAGTATTCTTTCTTTAAATTTTTCATCAAATATTAAAGCATTAGTTTTAAATAAATTTTCTTTTTTATAAGGTGGTTTTCTATCTATTGTACCACTAGAGTAAGTATCAAAGTATTCAAATTTTCCAGTACTACTTAAATCAAAAGGGTCTATTTCAAGTTCTTGTAATTTAATATCATATTTTTTAGATAATTTTTCTAAATGTTTTGGAACTAAAGTATCGTATATTTTTTTATAATAATCATTATCTACTCCGGGATATCTTTGTGATATAATATCTGATTTAACAAATGATACAGAATCTTTATTTTCTTTTACAGCTTGTAACATTATTCTATCTATTGTTCTTTTTAAAGCTTCATCATTTTGTATAGGATTTTCTGGTATAAGATTGGAGTCATCACCGTACTTACTAATTATTGTATTAAGTTCTCTTCTTAAATAATTCATATTTTTTATTGTTAAAAACATTTCGTAAGGATTAATATTTTTTAAAGGTGCATTCATAGGAGTTTCAATAACAGAACTACCTCCTGTTTTATTAAATGATATATTAAAGTCTTGAACAATATCTAATATTCTTGAGTTTATTTTTCTAGTATTCCCTTCTCTTTTATTTTCAATATCATTAAGTTTATCTAGTGAAGTAAAATATTTATTATTATTAATAATTTTATTATATTTTTCTTTAAACTTATCTAGTATTTTTAAATCAGATTTTGTGTAGCCGGTGTAATCAAAAGCATTACTGCTGGGTCTTGCTCTTGTATATGTATCTAATAACCAATCTTCTACTCTGTCGATACCCAAATTATCCATGTCATTTAAAAATGCTTGACTTCCACCACTAGGGTTATTTATAGTAGAAGAATTTCTTACTATTTTATTTTCTATAATATTAATAGCCTCAGGGGTATTTTTATTTTTTATTAAATCTTCTAGTCCTTCAGTAAGAATCCCTACTTTTTTACTTAATGTGTCAAATACTTTATCAGCTTCCTCCATTATTTCTGTACTTAATTTTATATTTTTATCAGTCTTTAATCCAAAATCATATACATTAGTAATATAATCACTTTGTATTTCTTCTACATTTTTAGTAGTTAATTTATCATTAGAAGAACTTAGTAAAACTCTATCTTTAGTAACAGCATGAGCAAATTGTTTTTGTTCTGCTTCTGCTCTACTTTTAAAATGAATCATTTCCATATCATCAAGAGGAAGGTATTTTGTTTTAGGACCTGTTACTCCATAAATAATATTTTGATAATTACTTCCACCCGGAGAATTTTCATCAATTATTTCTTTAAAAATAGGTCGGTTGTTTAAAGTATATGTTGAGTTATCTAATACTCCTAAATCTTCTAAAACATTATTCATTCTTATTTTAGCTTCTGTAGAATTAAAAGGCATTCCACCATTATTGTTTATTGCTTTAGTTACGTCATCTAAATTAGCCCAATTACTTTTTTCAAGTCCGGGAAAATATAATTGATAACCTACCTCATTATTACCAAAAGCAAAAGCTTCTCCTATATCTTCAATAGTTACTCCTTCAGTTAATGATTTATCTGAATTAAGTTTTAATCTGATTCTTTCAAAAGGATTAGATTCATAACCTTCTAAATTTCTACCTATAGGTAAGTACATATCTGGATGTTGATTATATATATAATTTTGCCTACCTAATCCAATACCAATTTTAGGAGATTCTTTAAGAAACTCTATTGCTTCATCAGCAGTAAAAGTATTACTTTCAAACTCTATTGTTTTATCAGCTACTGGTAATTCATTTTCTTTTCTTACACTAGAAATAATTTTTAATTTGTTTGGTGCTAATGCTTCTCCTACTTCTTTTCCAGTAGCATAAGGAGTTTCTTTTATATAATTTTCTACTTCTAAATAATCTAATTCTTTTTGCTTAATACCTTTAAGGCTTCTTTGTTTTTTTAACCATTTATTTAATTTAGTACCAGTTATATCATCAGGAGAATCTAGTACTAAAGTTTTAATAGTAGGAGAATAGTTACCATAGTCATCCATATACAAAGCTTTTAGCATATCTTCTTCTTCTTTATCTACAATATCTTTAATAGGTTTACTACTTCCACCACCCATATCATCGCCAACTTTAGAAAAAATATTTGGAGCTTTTTTACTTAAAAGTCTACCTATTTGACCACCAATATTTTTTTGTTCTCTATCATAATCTGGTAATCCTTTTTCATAATCTGGTAATCCACTTTGAGTTCCTTGTTGTGTTTGTTCAGGTAAAATTAAGTCACCAAAAAGAGTAAATCCTCCTCCCATTTTTTTATCTAGTTCTTTAGCTGCTTTTTGTATAGGTGTATAGGGTTCTCTAACATCAAAAGACTCTTCTAGAGTATCACCAAGATATCTATCTATTATATTTTTAGTTCCTGTAAAAGGAAGTTTACGAGCTAATGTTTCTGTAAGTCCTCTATCATATAACAACATTCCAGTTACATCTCCTACAATAGGTCCTGCTGTTCCTATAGTAGCTACTAAAGGATTTTGTCCATAAAGGTTAGTGCCTTCTGCAAATCTAAAAAAATACTCTGATGGACCTAGTAAACCAACACGCTGTACAGCTTTTATAGTGTCATAAACTTCTTCTTCTCCAGAGTCTATTTTTTCTCTTTGTTCTTCATTACTTCTCCAATAGTTAGTAGCTTTAGCAACATTAGTAGATATAGCTGCAAAAGCTGCAAGTTTAGGAGCATTAACTGTCGTATCTTTTATAGTGCTTCTTGCAAAATTTCTTAGTACTGTATTACCAAATACCGTAGGATATCTTAAAAACTGTGTTAAAATATCTATCTTAGGATTTGTCATATATTTAGGAACATTAGCAAACTCTCTACCTGTTTGCAGTATAACACTATTTGTAAATCTTCCTGCTCCTCTTATAATATCATTCTGATAAAAATTATCATTTATAGCATTTATATTTATATCATCACCAAACTTTTTGTGCCACTTTAATCCTTTTTTTATGTCTACTCCTAAATCAAATAATTCTTCTTCAAGTCTTGTCCTAGAATTTTTAGTTAATTTTTTACCAAAAAGATTTTTACCACTTGAAAGTTGTTGTAAGTTAGTCATTATCATATCTTTACCTGTAGAAAAGGCAGCTAATTGTACTGTTTTTGTCCAAGGTATAAGCATATTAAGTCTATAAAAACCTCTTGATGCCCTTTTAAGTGTTTCGTTTTGTAGTCCTTCACCATCTAAACGATTTGTTAAATCTGCAACAGCTTCATCTACAGCTAGAAAAACTTTGTTCATTTCTTTTAATATTTCATTATCAGTCAATTTATGTTTTTCTTTTAAAATTTGACTCATATCTCTTTGAAGTATGTGTCCTCCATTTTTTATAGCATCTTGCATACCTTTAATTGCAGATTTTGTAGGAGCTTTACCTAATGTTATAAATGCTTCTGACAATGAAGATACAGTAGCTAAAGGAAGATAAGCCATAGCATTTGCTAGTTTAGTAAAATCATATATACCTTGACCAAACTGATTTGTAAAATAATCTACTTGACCCGTAATAGATTTATAAATATCTAAAATTTCTTTTTTATCTTTAGCTCTTAATTGTCTATTACTACCATATTTTTTTAACTCTTTATTTATAGGGTTAATAAATTTCTTTATAAACTGTTCTTCATTAGTTTCTTTAAATAATACCACATTACCTTCTTCTGTAGGAATAGCTTTTACATTTTTACCTTTTCCTAAAAAATGTTTTTTATGTTCTATAGCTCTAGCAGCATTCATCCAATAATCAGTAGTAACACTATGTAAATCATTTGTTAAAAATTCTTTAAATAAATTATCATCTAAGTTTTCAAATACTCTACCATGTGTTAATAAATTAGAATGAGAGCTATAAAGTTCATTTTGTTTAGTTAGCATTCCATCAACAACATCATCTACTTTATCTACTTCAACAATTCTAAATTTATTTTCATTTTTATCTGTTCTAAGTCTTGATAACATCTTTTTAAACTTGTCAGGATTTTGTTGTATTGCATCTCTATTCCAACTACGAGGGAAATAATTTTTAATATTTGTAACATCTATACCAACTTCAGCAGCATCTTGTCTTACACTATCAAAAAACTTTCTTAAATTTTTAGCAGTTTGTACTACTTCTTTAGAAGCATTAGGAACTTTACCACCTCTTAATAAAGTTATAACTTGCTTACCTAATTCTGGTGACATACGACCTGTTTTGTAAAGAGGAGTTATAGCAAGTTCATATCCTTCTTTATAATTACCTCTTCTAAATTGTATATCTTCTGCATAAGAAAATCCTAATCTTTGCTTAGACCTTCTAGTTAAATCTTTGTTAAATTCAGAATTAAATTTTTGACCAAGTAATCTAGCAGTTGGAGAATATTCTGCAAAAGTTTTAAGTGGGTGAGCAGCAGAACCAAACAAAAATTTACCTATAGCTCTATCTTTAAATCTTCTAGCTTTAAACATAGCATCGCTACCTGCGTCTTTTCTATAACCATCATTAGTATATAGTCTTTCCATTCTCTGTTTAAAAAATTCATTTTTATTTGCAAGACCTCCAAAAAGTCCACCTGTTAAAGTACCTAAAACTGTAGAACCAACTAACTCTGGATTAGAGTAAAATGTTCTCATGTTTGTGTTTAACTCTGCTTGTTGTTTAAAATGATTATGTGTACCACTCCAAGTACCAGCTTCAGCAGCAAAATATCCAGTACTTCCTTTTGCTGTAATTTTACTAGGTTTAGCAGCAGATTTAGCAAGAGCTTTTAAACCAGCTTTAGCTGCAGTTGCTGCAGTCATTCGTGCAGCTAATGAAGTTCCTCCAGTTACAGGAGTTAGTAAAACTGATGCTAACATAGTTGGGTCTCTTACCATATCTATTCCAGCATCTTTAATAAGTTCTACATATTGTTTTAAACTTGTCAGGATTTTGTTGTATTGCATCTCTATTCCAACTACGAGGGAAATAATTTTTAATATTTGTAACATCTATACCAACTTCATTAGCGTCT